GCGGTACCTCACCCTCCGCACCATGTTCGAGATCGGCGAAGTCGAGCTCCCGCCCGACATCATCGTCCGCCAAGACATGCAGCGCGTCGTCAAACGCTACACACAGACCGGCGTCACCATCGACCTCGCCAAGTCCGGCGACGGTCGCCACGCCGACTACGCCCCCGCCATCTGCATGGCTCTCACGCGCTGGCACGAGCAAATGCCCACCGAGGACCAATCCTCCTTCGAGGACGGCTACAAGGGCATGTCGGCGGAAGAGCGGAAAATCTGGGAGCCGATCGAAAAGAAGATACGTCGCAAAAATGAACAGCGGTCCAAGATGGGGCGCTTTCGGCATTGATGGTCTTACCAAAACCTGGATACTTGCCCATGAATGGCCGGTATCACCGAAACGACCGATGCATGGTGGCTCCTTCATCAGAACAATGAGGATCCCGCCAACGCTGTAGTCGGAGCGATCAACTCGATTCGCAACGAGTCGTCGTACCGTCGCCAGATGTGGACGCGCGCCGCTGAGGTTTACGGCACCGATCTGAAAATGTTCGGCATGCCCATCCGCAACGTCTGGGACGAGCGGGTCTCGTTCAACGTTGCGCGGAACGCCATCCACACCATGCAGGCCAAGCTGGCCCGCCAGATGCCGCTCCCGAGCACGTTGACCGTCGGTGGCGACTTTCTGCAACGGTACCGAGCCAAGATGCTCGACCGGTTCCTGCATGGCGCGTTTTACGCTGCCTCGTATGCCAAGGTGTACCCGCAGCTCCTGCTCGACGTGCTGGTTTTCGGCGTCGCGGCCTGCAAAGTCTACGTCCAAGACGGCGCAATTCAGATGGAACGCGTGCCGATCTTCGACTTGCTCGTCTCGGACGCCGAATCCCGGTACGGAACGCCCCGCTGCCTCTACCACCGCTGCTACATGGACCGCTCCGTGGTCCTCGAAGCGTTCGGCAACGAGGGAGAAGAGCTCTACGGCTCGGAAAACGAGCGCAAGAAGACCATCCTATCGGCTCCGCGCCCTGCGGATGACGACTCGACGTACATGAACACGTCGCGTTACTCCGACCAGGTGCTCGTTTACGAGGCCACGCACCTCGCGAGCGGCCCAAACGCAACCGACGGGCTCCGCGTCATCGCTCTTTCGACCGGAACGCTCGCCACCGTGCCGTGGAAGCGCACCTCGAACTTCGGATTCGGGTTCCTGCGCCTCAACACCGACCTCGCGGGCTTCTACGGTCCGTCGATGGCTCTCGAACTCGCCGCTCCGCAGGACGAGTACGACAAGCTGTCGAACAAGATCCAGGTCGCACACGACTTGATGGGCGGAAGCCACATCATGGTGCAGGCCGGCACGCTCGGTAAGACCAAAATCGACAACGATGTCGGTACGATCATCGAGTACCAGGGCGCGAAGCCGGACGTCTTCAATCCGCAGCCCGTCCACCCCGACACGTACTCCTACAAGGACATGATCGCGCAGAACATGCTGCGCTATCAGGGTATTTCCGAGCTTTCCGCTCAGTCCTTGCTGCCGGCAGGCCTTCGTCAGGCGTCGGGCCACGCGCTTCGCGTGTACGACGACATGGAAGACTCGCGTTTCCGCGTTGCTCACGAGGCCGTGCGCCAGTTCCACGTCGACCTGGGCTGGCTCATCGTCGATGCGTGCGAAGAGGCCGCGGAGAACGGCGAAGACATCGAGATTCTCGCCCCTGGCCAAGGTGCGCTGGAGCGCATCAACTGGTCCCAGGTGAAGATGGATCGCAAGGAGTACACGCTCCGCTGCGAGCCCATCTCTGCGCTGTCTCAGAGCAAAGCGGCCCTGCTTCAGGAGACCTTGGAGCTCGTCGACCGCAAGATCATCACGGACCGTCGTGTGGTCGCCAACATGCTGAACATCCCGGATGTGGACGCGACGCGCGACCTCGAAACGGCGGACGTCGACGTGGTCGACAAGGCGTGTTCGCTCATCCTGCGTGGCCAGGATTACCCGGATCCTGACAAGCGCCTGCTTCTCGACGTCGCCTACGACCGAGCTCGCAAGCACTACAACAAGGCCCGCGTCGACGGCGTGCCCGAGGACCGCATCGCGGCTCTCGACGACTACTTGTCCAAGATTGAGGCATTGATCGCGCAAATGCAGGCCGAGGCCCGTGAGGCCCAGGCAGAAGCGCAAGCGATGCAGCAACCGCCGGCTGGTCCGGCACAACCAGCAGCACCTGAAGGCGCTGCGCAGCAGGAGGTACCGAATGTCTGACGATCTTTACGCACGCATGAACGCAGCGGCCAGTGAGGCCATCAAGTCGGCGACGCCCGAGGACTCTGGCGACGAAGTGCAGGCTGCTCCCGAGGAGCAACCGGAGACGCTTGAGGAGCCGCAGGTCGAGCCCGAGGTCGAAGGCGAAGGCGACGAGGCCGAGAAGGTCGAAGAGCCCGAGGATGCGCCCGAGGAGGCCGAGGCTGCGGAGGAAGAGTCCGACATCGCGGACGAGATTCTGGCCGTTCGCCAGGCTGCGGAGCGTCGTGTTCGCAGCGCCGAGACCAAGGTGCGCGAGCTCCAGGCCAAGCTGCAGGAGTCCGAGAAGCGCGTCGAGCATGTGCAGCGTCAGGTCGTCGACGAGATCTTCAAGCGTCTTCGCCGCTCGCCCGCGCGCACGTTCAAGGAATTCGGCTTCGATTTCCAGGACCTGATCGACGCCGGCATGCGCGAAGGCCAGATGCACGAAGGTGCGTTTGGCGAGATCGACGAGGTTCGCCAGGAGATTCGAGCTCTGCGTGAGGAGCGCGAGCGCATGCGCGAGGAAGCGGAGAGCCGCAACGCGCAGGTGCAGCTTGCCGAGGCTCGCACGAGCTTCCTTCGCCAGGTCTCGAAGGACAAGTTCCCGACGCTCTACAACATGTTCGAGGACGACGTTGAGTCGCTCTGGAGCGAGGCCATGAGCGTTGCCGAGGCCCACGAGGAGCAGCACGGCGAGCCGCCCGAGGACATGGCCGTCATTCGCTACCTCGAAGACAAGTACAAGCGAAAGCTCTCACGTTTGGGTGCGGCCCCTGCGGCCACTCCTGCACAGGTCTCGCAGCCCAAGAAGGCCGTGAAGACCATTTCGACGAAGGCTGCCAGCGAGACGCGGACTGCTGGCAAGCCCTTTGGACAGCTCGATGCCGACCAGCAAAAAGCTGCCCTTCTGGCCGCAGTCAAAAAAGCAACCTCGCAATCGACAAACTAGGAGTTTGAATCATGCCGTACACCAACCCGACCTACTCTGCCGTTCAGGCCATCCTCAAGACCAAGTACCCGGATGGCGCGATCCCGCAGGCGCTCTACAAGAACTTCCCGCTCCTCGCTCTCGTCAAGAAGACGACGAACTTTGACGGCGACTTCCGCGTTGTGGCGCTCCAGAACGAGCGTCCGCAGGGCTCCTCGTCGCAGTTCGCGATCGCTCAGGGCGTCGCGAAGTCTGGCCTGAACGGTGGCGGCGGCTCGTACAAGCGTTTCCAGGTCTACCGCACGCGCCACTACGGTCTCCTCCGTATGGACGGCGAGACCATGAAGGCAGCTGTCCGCACGTCGGGCGCGCTCGTTGACCTCTGGAACAACGAGACGGACGGCATCTCGACGAACGAGCTCCAGGAACTTGAGTTCCAGCTCTTCGGCGACGGCACCGGCACGCGCGGTATTATCCTCAGCCGCACGGCGACGACCTTTACGCTTGCTACCCCGTCGGACGCGGTCAACTTCCAGCTCGGCATGAAGCTCGACTTCTTCGCCCCGACCCCGACCCCGACGACGGCTCGCGTGACGACGCCTGCCACGACGGACGCTGGCAACGGTGTCTACGTCTCGGGCATCAACCGTCAGACCGGCGTCATCACCGTTCAGGGTGTTGGTGGTGTTGTCGACCTTACCGCTGGCTCGATCGCTGCGAATGACCGTGTTACCCGTTCGGGTGACGGTCCGACCTCCGCCATCGCGACGGCTTCGTCGGGTTCGGCGTCTGGCGCTCTCACCGGCATTCAGTCGTGGATCACGACCCCGTCGGCTGGCGACAGCTTCTGGGGCCTTGATCGCACGGCGGACCCGGTTCGTCTTGCCGGTCAGGTGCTCTCGGTCTCGGGTCTTCCGATGAACGAGGCGCTCATGGAAGGTGAGGCCCGCGTGCTCGTGCAAGGCGTTGGCAACCCTGACACGATCCTCGTGAACCCGCTCGACCTCCAGAACCTCAAGAAGGCTCTCGGGTCGGACGTGGTCTACGACCGCGTGCAGTCGAACGTCGCTGGCATCTCGTTCAAGAGCATCCAGTACGACGGTGCGAACGGCCCGATGAACATCGTCGCGGATCCGTTCTGCCCGCGCTACAAGGCGTTCATGCTCCAGCTTCCGAGCTGGGAGCTCTCGACGCTCGGCGCGGCTCCGCAGATGCTCGACTGGGACAACAACGACTACCTCCGCGTGAACGACAACGACCAGTACGAGGTTCGTTTCGGCCACTACGGTCAGTTCCTCTGCAACAACCCTGGTGCGAACATCATTCTCACCAGCTTCGGTCTCTGACCGGTTGAGCATTGGCGCGCTGCCACGCGGTGGCGCGCCTTTGCTACACCTCCACTAGGAGTAACAACATGGCACTGAACCGTTATCTCTACCCTGCGAAGAACTCGAACCTCCCCGAGTTCATCATCATGTCCCAGCGTTGGGGCGTTGGTGCGTCTGGCGCTGTCACCACGCTCGGCGCGTCGACGGATCCTGGTCGCGGCCTTTCGCTCACTCGCACTGGCACGGGTGCATACAACCTTCAGTTCGCCCCGGACTCGGATGGCGCATACCCGTCCGTGAATGCGATTGTGCACCCCATCGTGACCATCATGGACAGCGTCGTTCCGACCATCGTCCAGATCACCAACATCACCCAAGGCGGTTTCACCTTCCAGGTGAGCACGACGGCTGGCGTTGCTGACGATGTGTCGAGCGGCGGCATGATCTGCATCAGCCTCATCTGCACCAACAGCTCGGTGGTTGCGTGATGAAGGGCAAAGGCGGCATGGCCCTCATGATCGCCATCGGCAAGAAGAAGCCGGGGATGGGCTCGGAGCGACCCTCCAGCCCCTCTCTTGCTTCGGACGAGGAAGACTCTGGCATGGAGCTCGAATCCATGGCGAAGGCTTTCTTCGAAGCTGGTAGCAAGGGCAAGTACGGAAAGGCTGCGAGCATCTTCAAGGAGATGAGCAAGGCCTGCAGTGGCGAAGGGTACGAGGAAGAGGATTGACGCATGGCATACTCGCGGACGCTTGCTGAACTGGAACTGGCTGTGCGGCGTGAAGCCGACATGGTGAACTCGCAGTTCGTCACGTCCGATGAGGTGCGTGCGTACATCAACCAGTCGTGGGCTGAGCTCTACGACCGGATCGTGCTTTTCGACCAGGAATACCTCCTGCGCTACGTGGACATCGTGTCCACGGGCGCGGGGGAGTATGACATCCTCAATGCTGGCAAGACCGGTCTCGTTCGCTCGGTCTCGTGGTTTTTGCCGTCGGGTTCTGGCTACGCAGTTGGCGATGCTGTCCTCCTGACGCAGCCCTCGACGGGTGCGGCCAACGCTATCATCCAGGTCACAGCGGTGACTGGAACGGGTGCGGTGACGGCTGGAACGGTGATCGCTGCGGGCAGCGGCTACGTCAGCAACTCGCTCACGACCAACACGGCAACGCTGAACATGTCGGCCCTCACGGGCTCCGGCGTTGGCGGATCCACATTGGCCTACGTAGAGAGCGACTTCTACAAGTGCAAAGGCGTCTGGTACGGCAGCGCCTCGTCTGGTGCGACCAACTGGAACCCCCTTCGTCGCTTCCAGTGGGATGAGCAGAACCTGCTTCGTCAGGTGGGAATCTACGAAGCGACGAACGAGCTTCCGTACTACCGCGTATATACGGTATCTGGGCGAGAGATCCTCTCGATTGCCCCGGATACGCTCAGTGGGTCGTACCGCGTGTACTACTACCCCGCCCCACAGAAGATGCTCATCGACTCG